GTACCAGTAGTACCATTACCACTATTCAAGTTAGCCGCTGCATTAAACAAGTCATTATCAACTTGAGTAGCTAGAGCATAACCTGCATCTTCAGTATAGAACTTACGCATAGATGATAAGCCTTGTACTTCTACGATGTCTTCAATCATTACTGAATATTCGTAATGCTTATCAATACTTAAGTTAGTAACTCCGTGAGTATCACCTTGAATCTTAACTTGAGCATTCTCACCTTTAGCCGTAGCTGAACCACGCACTGGAGTAGGGATATGAATAGTATCACCTTTCTTGCCTTTATGATTAATAGTTGTTACTAGATTCGCTAGTACCAAGTTCTTTTTGTAACCTGCAATTACTTCATCAGACCACAGTTCTGGAATGAACTGAGCACCTGTAGTTACGGTTTGGTTATTTGTACCAATTACACCTGTTGCCATTTTATTTTCCTCTTATTATTATTATTATTTTACCCGCCCTTCTGAATATGCCTGATAGATTTCATCTGCCAGTGAGTCATATCGTCTAGGGTCGGTTTGTTTTAAACGTATCAAATCAGCCCTACGGTAGATTTTTTTACCTGCTGTGGATTCACCTGAAGCTCGTGATACTCCTTTACCTGTCTTCAAAGCTTCCTTCCTATTAGACTCTTGTTCCGCATTAACCTCTTGTGTCTTGGAAATCATTTGACGTTCTTTCCAATTCGTAATTAGTTCATCTGCGGCATCAAAGTTATATTGGTCTGCCTCTTGATACAAGCGTTGTCGTATCTTACTTCCGTTTATCCACTCCTGAAATCCTCCATCACTAATGATTTTTTGGAAGTCAGGATGTGTTTTCTCGAGTTGCTGTGCAGTCATATTAGCTTGTTGCTGTTGTGTCTGTGCAGTAAACTCTTTGAACTTCGGATGATTCTCTATAATTTTCCTTACCGAATCCTCGGGGTTATCATAGAAGTCCATCTCTGGTTCTGTGCTGGTAGTATCTGTTGTTGGTTGGCTTAACTGTTGTTGTAGATATGTATCAGTTAATTTACGTAACTCTCCAATTTCCTGTCCCTTACGTCCTAATTCTTTCTCTAGGTTTTCGTAAGCATCAGCTATATCAGCTGCGGACTTTCCTTGGAATTTAGATGGAAGTTCTGGTTCTTCTGAAACCGCTTCTATCTCTTCTACTGGTTCAACGGTATTATCTAACGTATCTTCCAGTGTTACTTCGTTTACTTCTTCTTGTTCTACGACCTCAGGGTCAACTACTCTGCTACTCATATTGCTTTCTCCGTCTTATAATAAGATTGTGGATTTATAAAATGTTGGGGCTAGTCTATTCGTCTAGATTGTCCAACGCTAGTTTGGTGCTTTCTTCCATATTAACAAACATATTTAGGAAAGACACCTGTCCTTTACGTAAGTGTAAAGTGTTTAGGTCCTCGATATCATAGATTTTCTCTAACGATTCTGCTAGTTGTGAGAACTCTTCAGTGAGTCCTCGCCAGCCATCGTGTTGAAATAAATCTAAACGTTTCTCGAGTAATTCTTTATCCGTCACGCTACTCTTGCCTTAGCTAAGTTAAGTAGTGTTTCCGATTGTAGGTGTTCAACTTCAGGAATATTTCTCATAGTCTCTGAACGTGTGTGCTCAAGCTTAGCCATCTTCTCAGCTAACTCTAACTGTTTCTTAGCTAGTGCTTCTTGAGATACTTTATCACCTGCATCTACTTGTAATTTCTGTGTCTGTGCATATACCTTACCAATCTCTGCCTCTAACTCTGCATTCTCCAACATAGCTTTTTGCATCTCTATTTGTTTTGCTTGTTGTTCTTGAGGATTAGGTTGTAGCATTTGTTGTACTGCTGCGACTAATTCGTTTCTATTATTAAGAGAACTGTTCTCAAAGATACTAGTTAGGATAACACCAAAGGCCGGTGAGCTCTGAGGGACCATACTCAACATCTGAATCATCTGAGTAGTCTCTAATTCCTTAGCCATAATACCTAATGAACTGTAAGGAATAAACTTATAGTCTACTACTGGGTATCTTTGTGGGTCGAATTGGATTCTTCTCCACACTACTTTGTTAATCATAGGAACCAAGAAACTATCTTGGAAGTTCATCAGTGTCCTCTTCTGGCGTTTAATTGATGCCGCCTGTAACATACTCATTCCTGAGGCGGTAGAGTTACGAGGGTTGGACATATTGCTATTGGCAGTATCCATAGCACCTGTGCCCATCTGTACCATTCGTTCTAGCTCTGCGGATTCTGTGAAGGTAGAGTTGGCTAGGCTACCGAAGTTCAACGGCATCAAAACGGATTTAGGGTCTCCATTAGTAAGAATAGTCTTACCTGGTCTGATGTCAAACTTAGTACCTCTCGGTAATCTAGTGGCATCTAACCCCATCATAGGATGTGTAGTTAACGCAAGAGTATCAATACGAGCTCTTAGCTCTGCATCAAGGGCCTTTTGTGGGTTATAACCTTTCTCTGTGACACCTCTACCCCAGAACTTACCTGGTACTCTGTCGTGTTGATATGATACAAAGGGTCTGTCCTTCATCATATATGGATTCTCTACTGCTCTTAGAACAACGGAATCATTAGCAATTGTTACAACTGCTTCTATTAATTCATCGTCTTCGTAATCAAACTCTTCAGATTCGCTCGCACTTTTCTTAAGAAACTTCTTAGGGACGAGACCCCAATACTCAACGATTTTAACTTTATCATCCTCATTAGTAGAGGCAGAACTTTCATCATCGAACCCAAAGTCCGCTTTGTCATAACTACCAATTGGTTTGTCTTCATATACTCCACCCTTAATTCCTTGTGTAATTTGATACCTAGGTTTAATTACAATATGTGCAACACCTAAGGCCTCGTTGATATCAGTAGCAGTAGGGTCAATAACAAACTCTCTTGGTGATACTGGCTCTAATTTAACACTAATATATGGTACTTCAGTTGTGCCTCTAGAGGTTGTTAGTGTACCAGGTACTTGTTGTTCACTAGGTACTACCTCAATATCCTCAGATATAATTAATTTACCAATACCTGTACCGTAAATAGCTGCATTAAGTAAACATTCAGCAATAGCTGGCTTTGTCTTGTCCTTTTCTAAGTCTTCGTGTAGTAACTTACGTATATATTCTACATCTGAACTATCCTGGTCCAACATATCATCTTGGATATCAAACCATCTCTCTCTCCCAAACGTAGCTTCCTCTAACTCTGCAACAGTTGCCTCAATAGCCTGTTGGGTAGCAGGGGAAATAAGACGAGACTTCTCTGATTGACGTGTCTTGTCTTCTTCTGACCAAACACCACGCCATATACGGTAGTATTCATCCCAGTTCTTAGCATAATTAGAGTCTCTGTGTTCTTCCCAGTTCTCTACTCTCCCTAATACCCACTGTCTAAGTGGAGTCATAGGGTCGTTGTAACTTAAGCTATCTTTAATCATTAATATCCTGCTATTGCATCCATAGGTTCCCACTCATCTAACTCAATACTTGTTGCATAGTCCGCAACACTTACTTGGTCTATATATGCCAACGAATCAATCAAGTCATCGTGGCTAAGTGGAGAAGGAAAGTCCATTAGTTGTGAAATAAAGGGACCATTCCAATCTGCCTTCCTTAATTTAATCTTACCGTGCTCTAATCTACCTTGTAGGGACCACGTAATTCTATCAATCTTTCTTTTACCACCGTGAGTAACATCAGTTATGTTAACCCACCTGCTCTTGCTTCTCATCTCGTCTTCTAAGTAAGGCATAATGGCATTCTTTAATGCACCTGATTCAATACCTACTGATGCTGCCTCACAATCTACTGCGGCATTAAGGATTCTTGTGGCAGTTTCTTTAATACCCCACCTACCGTGGTAAATATCCTTAACTAACCACTCATCACCTACAATCTTTACTACTGATATTGCAGTTTCATCAAGCTTACTTGACTTTAAACCTCTTTCCTTACTGGCTGCTTCAAACCCTGCCGGGTCTACTGAGACCACGTAGTGTCCTATTGTACCTTCTTTAAAGTCCTTCTCGTCCTCTACGTACTTTATCCACTCTTCCTTGAAAATACCTCCACTGAAGCTTTCAAAGGTGGCCTCGAACTCTTGTCTAAAGGCCTGTGTGGACATACTACTCTTAGCGGTCTCTATTTCTTTAGGGTCCAGTAGGGGATTATCTACTGAGTTAAACTGGAATGCCTCCCACTCTCCCTTTTTGTCCTTTATGGCATCTACATATAACTTATAGAAGTGATTCTTACCAGCAGGTGTACCAATAAATAAAGCACCACCTTTAACATCAGCCAGTGTAGGTCGAATAATCATCTCCCATACTTCTGGTTTCATACTGGCGTACTCATCTAAAACTACATACTCTAGACCTACTCCTCGAAGTGTATCTGGTCTATCAGAGCCTTTAAGATAAATCTTTCTATCGTTTATTAATGTTAATACAGCTGTGTTCTCGTGGGCTGCTTTAATAACATCAGCCCCTAGTTCCTTCAACATCCCCCACATAATATCTTTAGCTTGTTGGAATGTAGGGCCTATGTAAAACACATCCTTACTGGTTGACTGTAGGGCCTTAATTAATAACACCCAAGCAGCTAACCTTGATTTACCAAATCTTCTTCCTGCCGCAACTACTTTAAATCTAGCATCACTTGTAAAGATTTCCATCTGGGCCGGGTGGAGTTTAACCTTTATGTCAGCCATTACTGACTACCTCTGCCTCAAATATCTCTTGTTCTTTCTTTTCTTTCTTCTCTATTGCCTTTACTGACTCAACAATAATATTAATACCTAAGTCTTGATGTTGATGTTTAATCTCTACTGCTTTATGTGCAGGTACAATTCTATCCATACACATCTTAAGGCAGTGTCTGTCCCCTTCCAGGGCCATCTCTATTACCTTCTCTACTATCTCAGGTCCTTTAGCGGATAATAATTCTCTACTAAGAGCTGTGTATTTGTTTACTGAACCTTTAGGTCTCCCTGCTGGGTTTAGTGGTGGAGCCCCTTTTTTCATTAAGGGATTACCTTTATTATTTCTTCTTCCGTCTGCCATTCCTTTGTCCTAAATAGGGAGGTGTTATAAAAACTATTAGCTTATACCTTTATTATACCATACTTTTCCTATAATAGCAAACTCTCTTCCCTTTCCAATATTAAATCTGTTACTTAAATAGAAGCCAAGTGGGAAATTATGACTCCTTTTATGGCCTTTTATGGTCATAAGTGGGACTTTGTGACCACTTAGGTTCAGGTAGGGTCCAGGTGGAATTAGCTTCTGATGTGCTATTGAGTCACCACACGTGTGTGTGTTGCGATAATGGGCCCCTCCCCGTGCCTCTGGTGGCTAAAAAAGGCCAGTGGTTTTACCAGTGGCTCCACGTGGCTAAAAGGGGCCAGTAGTGGACAGGTGTGGCCATAGGAATAACACAGGGCCAGTGAGTGTGTGTGGACAGGTGTGGATAATTATGGATATAAGTGACAGTGATTGTGGTTAATAGACCCACATAATGGCCCGCGTGTGTCCCATTAATAGCCAGTAAAGCCATACACAGCATAGTGTGTAGAGTATGTATAAATTAATTCATAATAAACCCACCTATTTAAAATAATGTGTGTATAATTATCACCATACACCAGCACAAAGGCTGTGTGTAGTATTTTAACAACAAAGGAGTAGTAAATATGAGACAGATAGCAAAAGCACAAACAGTGATTAAACAGTTAAATAAAAGGTTTAAAGGATTAAAGGCCGTGGACGGTTCGGAGTGGACAGGTAACGTTGAGGATAATGATTATATATGGCTAAAAGGTATGTATGAACAAGAGGAGACAGTATACAGCCCGTGGGGTGATATAGAGACTATG